CGTTGGTACCGGTAGCAACCACCTATTCCTACTAAAGCAAGCAATATCAGGCCCACGCGCAATGCGGGGCAAGTCGATAGCTTGTACTCTTTCGTTTCGGGGTTAGCGAGGTGTCCTATAGCGACACCATGCAAATTGCAGATAATATTTAATTTTGTTATTTTACGAAACCTTTTTAAGTATATTTCTCCACCTGTACAGTAGTTTAAAAAATGCTCTTTACCCTGAGCTGGGGGCTATGCAGCCGTACTCCAGTAATTGATGGCTGGAGGTGTGAGCGTCGGCGACCAAACGCCAATCCACTCGAACAGGTCGAAATCATCGCCTGCACTGACGAAATCAACAATCGCCAAATTGTCCGGGTGCGAGCCGGGCCACACGACGCCCACGCGGATCGCCGCGTCGCCGTCCGCAGCGGCAAGCGGCACAGCGCGAGCAAACTGCTGGTCAACGTATGGACACTCGACCGACACAGCCTGCTCAAACACAGCCGACGTGGCGATGTCAGCGCCTTGCCCAATTTCCAAGAAACTGAGCAGCTGCGTGCCCACGGTGTTGGTACCGTAGGTCCACGCCTGCGCGCCCAAACCATTGCCCGCCGGCCGGCGCGCCACCGTCAGCCACACCGGCTGGCCGCCCGTGTTCGTGGTCGTAGTGCCAGTCTGCGCGAACATAACCGTATGTCGCGTCGACCCGGCATACGCCGCGAACGGGATGGCGGCGTGCGACACAAAACACGCAAGCACCTGGAATGTTGGATCCGACGCGCCCTGCTGCGTGTTGTCGCCCGTCACGAAGTGTGGCAAGTCCATGGCCTCCGCCGTGGCCGCCGCACCAGCGAATCGCTTCGAATAGTGCGGCGCCTTGCGCTTGAGCAGGTCGCGCAACGACGTGATGAGCTCACCACCGCCGATGCTAGCGAGTTGTTCAGGCGTGCGCCGCGACCCCTCAATGCGGTGCTCGAAGTGGCGCGAACTGGCTTGAAACAGAGGGCTCGTCGTCGACGACACCATGTTAATGTACTGGGGCACATCCAGGTTCGGGTCAAACAACGCGAAGTCGTCCCCCGGCACCGCCGTGATGACCACCGACGTGGAAAATGCAGTAGCGCCGCTCGTGTTGAGCGGTTGCTGCACAAACACAGACAAGTAGCCATTGGGCAAAAACGCCCCGCCAAACGCGTTGTACGCTGGCCACACGACGTCGTTGACCTTGAGCGACGCCAGCTCCGAGTGCCAGCCAATGTCAAACGTGACCGACGTAGAGCCGGCCACATCGATGACCATCGGCTGCTGCTGCGTCAAGTCCGCGTACGCACCCGTTGTTGTCCTGTTGGGGGTGTACGCCACGATGAGGCTGCCACGCGCGGTGCTGGGACACGAAATGTAAAGCGTGATCCTCAGCGACCCCGTCCACTGGTTGAACATGGAGCACAGCCACGACAATGGCGTGCCCGCATTGCCGCCGCAGCACGGGTGCACCGCAATGATGATCAGCCGCGTGTGCGCCGTATGCGACGACGACCACACGAACGTGCCAAACAGGCTAGGCCTGCGCAGCAACGAGCTGAACGACAGCAAGTCCTCCGAGGTCCCGCGGAAAATCCGCTGGTTGTCGACAGTCATCGACTTGGGCGCCAATGCCAGCCGCACGGCCGAATCGACGCCCTCAGCCGTCGCAAACATCGGCAGAAACCTCGTGCGCATCCACGTGATCTCTGGCAACTGCGCCACAAACGCAAAGCCAGCCGCAATGAGCGCGCCCGACAAGGCGTGCCCAGCGCGCAGCACGCCACCCGCCACGCTGCCGCTCGCCATCGCGAACTTCAACACGCGGTCAGAGTAGCGTGCCACCCACTCGTCCGACACATTGTTGATAGGTGTCGGCCCGAGCTGTTCAGCATCCTCCAGCCACGCCCATGAGAAAATGGTAGGCGTAATGCTCCCGCCCGACATGGCTGTCGCGACCGGAACCAGCTCCGCCAGCGCAAGCCGCAGGCAATGCAGCCCGCGCAGCGGGTCACTCGAGAATGTGAATGTCGCGTCAGTCCATCGCGGGGTCTGCTTGCGCAACACGGCTGAGTTGCCGACTGCCACATCAATCAACACGCTCGCATCATGCGTGATGATCTGATTGACGTTGTCGCACGACTTCGACGTTGCCGCGTCCACGTTGTTGTTGGCGTAGAGGCTGGCCACAAGCACACCGCAGCTCATCGGAGGTAGCACCACCGACAACTTGATGCACAAGACAGCGCGGTGCGCAAAAAAGTAGTCCAGGTTGCGCCCAAGAATGCCATTGGCAAGCAGGCCCGACAGTGGGTACACAGAGGTTGACAGACCGGCCGTCCAAGACGTCTCGCCAATGATCACCGGGCGCATCAGCGCCTGCGACACCTCCCGCAACAGCGGCAGAGCCAGCTGGCGCCCTTCCGCCTGAATGACCTGCTCGCCGCCACCGTCAACAGTGTCGAGCTGCTGCGGCGCCGCGGGTGCCGGGTTGGACGCGTCGATCTGCACACTGCTAACGTTGGAAATCAGCCTGTCGCAGTCGCACAGCGTGCCAATCGCAATGTCCGGCTCGTAGTGCCACGTCTTGAGCTCGCCGCGGTCAAACCGCGCCGCGAACTCGCCCCAGCTGGGGATGGTTACGTGATACCCCGCAGCCGCGCCAATGCGCGCAATGCGAGCAGCCGCAGGGCCATACGCTGCTTCGCCGAGCAGGAACGACTCGCTGACTGCAGTCGCCAAAATGTCAGCCTCCTGCTGACGGACGGACACCTCGGCGCTCGCATCGCGCCACATAAGCATCTTCCGCACTGACTTCTCGGCCAAGGGCGCTAACACGCGCCCGTCCGCATGCAAGAAGCGCCGCTTGTAGAACGTTGTGTCCTCGTGCGGCACCTCCTCAGGCGGCTTCGACTTGTCCGTATCGCTCGTGTACTTGTAGCCAAGCAGCAGCATCGTCTCTGCAAACTGCTCGCCCGAGAACTTGAGCGCCGCGGCAATTGCCATCTTCAGGTCGTCGCCACCATGGACGCTGTAGAACTTGTTGTCCCGCAGCACCATCGCGCCGTACATCACGACCAGACAGACACGCACAATGGTCCACCCGATGAGGGTTTGAATGTCGCCCGTGCCAGGGACGCCAGTAATCAGACCAAACAGCGCGAGGAACACCTCGCCCATGAAACACTGCCACGCGTGGAACATGTCCTCAAGCAGCTGACTGAGCATCTTCAATTCGCGCGGCGTGTAACCGAGCCTGGCGCCGACGAAAGCGTACTTCCGCCGAACCTCCGAGCGCATCGTGCGCCCGTGCCTCTTGTCGAACGCCACACCGTCCGCGTCAACGCCCTTCTGACCATTGACCGCGCGCATGTGCGTATCGACGCGGGCCCATTCTGGGCCCACTGGTGACCGACCGATCATCGACCCGTACTCGTCATTAGCACGCATCACTTCATGAATCGGCTCCAGTAGCTTGCGAGCGGCGACAATCCACTCCAGCTCCACGACATTGATTTGGCGCGCAACCGGCTTGGTACGCACCTCGTTCATCTTGGGGATAATGCGACAAGTCGGCGACACCGACTGCCCGTTCGCCCACTGGTTCTCAATGTCTGCCACCCGCGCCTCAAACGCGGGCGGCAACGTCACACCGTTGGGGTAGTGCTCGCACGTGCTGGGTACCAAAATGGCACTCTTCCTGCCAAACCTGTTCCAGCCCCCGACGGATGTCTTCCGATTGATGCCTTTGATCCGGCCAGGCACGCCATTGAGCGCCTCCCGCGTCGAAAGCGTGCGACCGGCAGGCGTGTTGGCAAACACGCGCTCAAACTCCGCATGCACAGCGTCGCACTCCATCTGACGGTCTAGCAGACCGTCGAATGACGAGTTCAGCTCTTCGACATGCTGCGTCATCATGCCATACGGGTAGTCGCGCCCAGGCCACACCTTGGGCCGCCACTCAGGCTTGACAAAAGTGTCCGGCTCGCCAAACTCGACCTCCACCACATTGTGGAAGCTGGTCTTGACCATGTCGCACTTGGGCACACCGCTCAGCTCGGGCACCGTGCGGCCGACAAACACGATTGAGCTGCCGCTGGCCCACTGCAACGCCGACTTAGCGTGCAGGGGGCCGTCGACAACCTTCACAGGCAACCGCTCCGACACAAGGTTTAACGACTGCAACGATGGCCCGTCTGGCCACTCGTTGAGACGCAGGTCAACAGCGCGAACCATGCGCTCGGTCACCGCCTGGAAAATTGACAGACTGGTATTGTCCGACCCCATCAGGGTCGCAAACACCACCCAGCCGCCTGTCGCCTCGTCGCGCACCACCAAGGGAGACCCGCAGGTCCCGTACTCAGTAGGCCGCATGACTTTGTAACAGCCATTGACAGAGAACGCCCACTCCTTTCGCGACACGACATCGTCGCGAATCGCAATGGCGATCACCTGCTCCATTTGCTGGCGGCCGTCCTTGTTGAACACGACCATCCACGCCTCACGCGTGACACGCGGCAACGCCTGAAGCCGCATTTGCTTGTCGTACACAACAATGTGCGCATCACGCACCACCGCGAAGTCGCTGTCAACGTGCTCCACATTACGCTTAGGCAATTGATATGGAGTCCCGCGGGCCGCGCCCGCGGACGTTGCAAACGTCATGGTCGCCAAATGATCCCCCGTCTTGGGGAACAAGTGCGCCACTGTCACACCGAGATTATGCCCCACAGGCAACAACACGGCAGACGCAGTTGTGCCGGCACGATGCAGGAACAGCCGCCTAGCTATCCGTCTAACATCATCCGGCGGCTTCTCCTCGCGCGCCGCATTCAAATTAATGGCATGTGACACGCCAAGTGGGTCAAGCACCGCTGGCTGCACCGCCAAGCCCGGGTACGCGCCCGGTCGTGGCGCCACAATGGCGTGCGCGACTGACACAGTGGCCAACAGCGTCAACGCGGCAATCAGCCGCAACAAAATGCGGTACTTGCTCGTCTGCTTGAACGCCCACACAGCCTCCTGAACACTGACCGAATAGCCCATGGCCACCCGCGTCATAATGTACTTGGCCGGCAACCACGGCGCCCAGCGCCGCAGGAGCCAATCGCCCGACATGGCGACGCGAATGACGTACGACTTAATCGCCAGCCAATCGTCCCAATACTTCCAGTCGCCTTGCAGGAGAAAGGAAGCTGCCACATGCATGGGCAGTAGCCCCGTCAACGCAAGCCAGCCGGCCGTCCAGGCCAGTGGAATGCTCACCAGCGCAGCCACCCACAGGCCAAAATGCTCGGTGCCATCCGGCTCCGTCAGACTGGCGCGCCACGCCATCCGACACGAGCGCGCAAACCAGTAGAAGGCGTACACGCCGAACAACATGGCAGTGGCACTCACCAGCACCAATTCCTGCTGCGGCATCTCGTCCTCCGGCACCTCCTTCGGCTGCGGTTCTTTCCACAGCCTAGCCACCTCGGCCTGGAACGCCTGGTCAAAGTGCAGCTCGCGCTTCACGCCAGCGCCAAGCTCGCACCCAGGTTGCCGGCACGTCCGACACACACCGTGCACCGAGCGCTGCTTTAACTCAAAGCGCTTGCGCTTGCCGTAGGCCTCGGCCATCTGCACGACCTTCGCCATGGCCTGCTTAATGGTGCCTTCAAACAATGTAGCCATGTGGCCAACGCGAAAGTCATTGGTGCGCGGACTCTCGTACCGCTGCACTTGCACAATCACGTCTTTGTCAAAGTCAACGGCCTCGCCATCGTGCATGCCGTCCCGGTAGCGGAACGCCAAATGCACCTGCGAGCGCCGGAGAAACGCCGGAATGATGGGGGTAAACTTGCCCACCGCCGCCTGCAATTTGTTCTCAGCAACAAACACAAACGTCGGCGTCAGAGGTATCTGCCCCTTGTCCTTCACGTCGCTCATGGGTGCCATGACAGCCTGTTCAGAGACCATTTGCAGGAACACCTTCACCGACGAATCGCCGGCGGGCGCCTCAGCGATGTGGCCCCACGCGTCATCGTAGCCAATCACATGCTGGCCTACAACGACACCGTCAAAAAACTTGGGGTCGGACTGCATGAAAATGTCGCCGAACGACCCGTCGTCGGGCGCCGGCTCATCCAGCACCGCCGACACAATCCGCTCAGCCCACTCTTTCATAGCGACCGTCTTGCCGCACCCCACTGGGCCGTCAACCGTCACGACAAACGACTCAAGCTTGTAGCTGCCACACGCGCGTCGGCGTGCCTCATCGCGCAACTGTAGCGCGCGCAGCAATAGCTGGCTCCATGGGTTCGCCTCTTGGGGCGTGCTAGCCATGCGAACCCGCCCGTGCTTCACCGACACATCCCGGGCGTGCTCCTCAATGAGCGTCTTCAGTCGCAACTGGTCGCCGCGCCGGTCGCGCAGCTCAGACTCGAGCCGATCCTGCGTGATCAAAGCCCGCGTCAGCGAGTCTTCGACCCACTTCAAAAGGGTAACGTCGCCCGAAATCACGTACGCAAAATAGATAGCAGAGTCCTTGATGAGCCCGCAAATCGACCGCACCAGCTTGGCGAAGTCGCGGGACGGGCCCATAATGTTGTAGGCAATCTCCGCCAACACTGGCGCATGAGTCTTCAGCAAATTCACGGACAAAATGCCACCGAGCGCGACGACAATCGCGTTCCCGATGATCAAGTGCCCCATGTTCTTCGCCCGCGACATGCCGGCCATGAAGTTCTCAAGGCCAGCCGCGTTAGACACGCGCGTGAGCGTATCTTCGGGCTTCACAAACTGCTTCAGCTCGTCGTACGTCAGGCACTGCCGCGCAAACTCGTGCGTGCGCATGTCATGCGCAGAGAACCCAAAAATGCGCTTGAACCTGTGCCCCAGCGAAATATGCCGGTTCATCACTGCCGCGAACTCTTTCGCAGACATTTCACCGTCATAATACCGCCGCGCCGCGGAACCCGGCGCCTCGCCTTGGCACGCCATCGTAATGTAATCGCGCAACTCGTCCTTCGAAATGTCAAGCTGCGGAGATGGCGTCTCCTCGTGCTGCAATTGGTCAAACACGCTCGTCCCATCGCTAGGCTGGTTAGCCTCGATGCTGGCGAACGTCGCCTCAATGAACCGCCGCGCAGGCATGAACATGGCGATATTCACCAGAAACGTCTTGGACGCAAGCGCCGTAGCAGCCCACGTCCCGTTGGACATATGGACCTGCCCAATAAAAGTAAGGGCAGCATCCACGAGCGCCAGCTCCTTATTCTGCTGGCAAAGCTTCTTCACACCGGCCAACGCGTCCACCACTTCGCCGCTAAACGTGTGCTCCTCAAACCCTGGTGACGCCGGGTCAGTCGCGTCCAGATCCAAACTGGAAACATTCCGAATGCACACATCCGGCACTTTGTCATCGTAACACCCTTTCACTTCTAGGATGCGCTTGCCGGTCCGCGCCATATGCCGCTGCTCCAAGCTCTGGCGCCCGACCCACCTGTGTCGATGCAACTCTGGGGCCTGGCGCATTGTACGCACAAGCGCGCCGTCAACGCGCACGCGCTCCAAATTGCGCAAACGCTCACGCAACTGCTGGCTCACCATCTTGAAGACTTCATCCGGCTGCGCACCAAAATGCAAGACCAGCACAGTGAGCAAAAACTCACGCTGAGCCTCCTCAAGCTGCTCGGCGTCACCTGTCGCAGCCATCACCAACTGTGCGATCCTGCGCTCCTCACGCAAATGAAACCACATGACAATCCGCTCAAACAACTGCGTCTGCACAAATTGCTCAGCGGGCCACATCCACAGTCGCCTCACCTGATGCGGCACCAAACACACAAAACTAGACACACAATCGCGCACCCAGTACGGGCACAACACACAAACAAACAACAATGGTACAAACAAAACTTGCCAAAAGCGCGTCAACGCAAGCACCGGAGAGGTGCAGAACATAAACAATCGAGTCTCAGACATGTAGGGGTTCCACCGACGGGAGAAGACACCTGCCACAAACAACAACCAGCTGATCACGCAAAGCGCGACCAGGAGGCCGTCATTAGTGACGTACTCTCCTCCCAAAACAAAATTCTGGCGCCCAAGCACACTCACAAACGTGAGTGTACTTGAGCAGGTCATTTCGGAGGGAGTCCTTGTCAGTGGGGGGGCCTTTAACGTGAAGGCTACAGGCCCGGTTGCTGTTGAGTTCAGATTCACGCCCGGGACCAGGCATACCGTCCGATCAGTTCTTGCTTAACGGGGAATGATACCCCAACCGCACTGCGGGGGTCAAGACGATGACGACTAAAAACCCATCACTCAGAAAACGAGACCACTATGAAGAAAATCAAACTCACACGTGAAACGGATCACGCCCTATTACAGGCAACGACGATCTCAAATTTAATACAAACAAACAAAACGACTATACAGTTCAAGACTGACTGTATATCAAAAAGCTCGTAAGCAATGAATCACATGCAAACACGAAAGTTCCACAATGTTTACAGTTATAAACAAACTGCATCAAACTTCTTTATAAAATCAAGTCAACAAATCAAAACAACTCTAACTTAGTAAACGAACAACCGGAGTCACGGAACGAATACTAGAACGAGAAGCAGATCAATGCATCAATGAAGTAATTATTTATTATATATATTTTTAATTTATCACGATTCTAATGGTAACCGGCTGGTCAAGCCACAATCAATTCTTCTAACACGAATGACCAATTCGGAGTTCATGAAAGAACGTCGCTCACAATACTTATTAATTCTGTATTAGCAACGGAGCAAAAGCTCTCTATCAAACATCATAAGAATCAACCAGTGAAGGTCAAATCACATCTAGCCACTTACACCCGAGATACGGGGCACAGATATATTCTACCACAGGAATATATTTTTTAACGCTCATTTAGGCGTCTGTGCGAACAAGAGGGGGGCAG